AGGTGCGTGCTGTGCAGCCCAGGAAAAGGGCCATAATGCAACGCAGACTCCCATTAAATGTAGGTGACTTCGCTCTCCCGATGGCAGACACACAACATCAGGAGACATTTGTAAATGGTTTAAAAGATCGTGTTTTGGCGTGCGCCCCCCCGTTTAAGCTAAACGAGAGACACTTCAGGAGCTTTGTTAGAGTATTTATACATAAGCATCTAACACCGCCGAAGGCTTCTGATGTGCGTACTGGGGAGGAGTACGTTGAAGATTTGGATAAGAATTCATCGCTTAAGCAGAAATTCTTGGAAGCGCATTATGAGAATAAGCGTCATGGGGTGAGTGATTATCATGTACATAAAGTGCATGGGAAGAGAGAGAAGTATAAGAAATATAAGTCATGTAGGGGCATATGTGCATGTCCAGATGCTGAGAAGCCTGAGTATGGCCCCAGCATTGAAGCAGTTGAGGAATGTGTTTACACCCAACTCGCCCAGTACTTCATGAAAGGAGTTGCTGTGGCGGACTTTGCGCAGGAGCTGCATGACCGTCTCTTTATCCCTGGCATAGGCTATGTGGGTACGGACTATACATCCTTCGAGGTGCATTTCTCGCCTACACTCACTCGTATATGTGAGTGTGAGCTGTACAAGTACATGATACCGGATAAGGAGCTTGCTCGCAGATATTGTTCGCGAATATCTGGCACACACCGGCTGCAGTCAAGAGTTGGTGTATCTGCCACGGTCAGTGGCAAGCGTATGTCTGGTGATCTGGTTACATCATTAGGTAATGGGTTTACCAACTTGATGATAGCACAGTATCTGTACTTTAGGAAAAACAACAAGTATTGGGTTGGGGTTGTTGAGGGTGATGATGGGTTGTTCCAGGATGTTGGAGATATTCCCACCGCTGATGATTTTGCGGCTGCAGGGTTCAGAATTAAATTAAACAAATTTGTTACTTTTTCTGAGGCCAGCTTCTGTGGTGTCGTCGCTGATGAGGAAGTTCTCCAATGCATTTGTGATCCACGAGAAGTCGTCACCAAACTGTCTACAACACACTCCCAACTTATGTATGGAGATAATAACATGAAGGGTTTGCTTCTAGCGAAGTGTTTCTCCTTGAAATGCATTTTCCCGGCATGTCCAATTATCACACCATTGGCAGACAAATTGATTGAGTTGTTGAAGGGCGTGAAGCCGATCTATGACCAGGATTGGTGGGAACGCAATCGCCTTAGAAATAAACCAAAACTAAGGAAAGAGCATATACATGATCGAACACGAGCATTGATGTCCAAACTTTATGGTGTCGGTGTGTCCACTCAATTGGATATTGAGTCTCGACTTGAAATGCTTCAGCTCGATGTTGAGTTTGAGCCTTTGCGGAAGATAATCTGGACGCACCCAGATAGTCAAACTTGGCATGATTACTACTTAAAGTATCGTGTCAGGGACCGACGCACACCGGTGTAGCCATTTGCATGTGGTTGATGTGATCATCAATAATCCTAAGCAC